GATATCCAGCGGCACCTCGGTCACCGAGGTGGCCACTGCTGCCAGATGCAGGGGAAGCACCCCGATGACGCGTCTCCCACGCACGTCTGCATGCGTGGCATGGGCGATCACATTCGCTGCCGGTCTCACCATGCCATTGGCCTGAAGGTATTCAACCAGCGCCTTGTGGCGCGTGACTACGACGACCGGGACGGCACGGTCGTCGGCAGGGGGTGGAGCGGCGGCGGACCGCCGGGCGTCATCCGCCCAGTGCTGGGCTTCAGTGCGGGCGCACCCGCACGACCGACAGGATACGGCGTCCCGCGCGTCCTGGGACGGGCGGTTTTCTGTCTCACACTCACGGCAGGTCCAGTTGGTGTCTTCCATCTGTCTTTCTCCCTTGTGTTCGGTGGGGGTCGTGGTGGCCCCTGATCGGCCTGACTGGCCAGTGATCGCCCCGGATGGAACCGGAGCGACCGCAAGCGAGTCAGTTAGCCGCCTTCAACATGGCGTAGATTGCAGTTTCGATATTTGCGAGCCGGTCATCACCGGGACACGTCACGCCTGCCGCCTTGCAAATATCGGTCAGTGCCTCAACCGCCTTATCGGTGGTCTCCGCAATTAGGGCCAGCCGCCCCGATGCGTGACCGTCTGCGAGAATGCCGAAATATTCGGCGGAGGTTTCACGGTTCTGAATTGTCATTTTCTTTCTCCCTTGTTGACGAATTGAATATAGGACCAATGGCCCTAATGGTCAATAGGGAGATTGGGAAAATCTGAAGGAAATTCCCAACCGCTGCCCGAGCGAACGGGGTTGATTCCCTGTCCTGCATGTGGTTTTATGTCAGTCAAGCAACCTCCATCAGTGCGTCTGATGCGGTTGGGCGTCCCCGCAACACAGGAGATACGCCATGAAGCTGCTCGCACTCGCTGCCCTGCCATTCATCGCCTGCACCCCTGTTCTGGCTGCGCCCTGCGCCCCTTACGACGATGCGCTGGAGCAGTTGGCCACCCGGCACGGCGAGAAGCCAGTCCTGCGCGCTGTGGTGCCGGTCAAGATCGGCATGAACGCAGACGGCTCCCCCATCGAGGTCATGCACATGCTGTCTGTCCTGGCATCCGAGAACGGCGAGACATGGACGATGCTGATCGTGGACCCGAACAAGCGGGCCTGCCAGTTCGGCCACGGCTACAACTGGGAATCGGTCAAGGCTGAGTACGGGGTGGCTGGTTAATGGCTGACCGGACAATCCTGATGCAAGAGAACGGTCGCCTCACCATGCGCGGCCTGTTCATGCTCAGCGGTTATCCGACAGCCTTTCACGACGACGACGATAAGCTGACCTATACGGTTGACTGGTCCCGCTGGCTTGGTTCCAACACCATCAGCGCCGTGACCAACACCGCCGACGACATGACCATCACGGGTGAAAGCAACACCACGACGACAGCGACATTCACGGTTGAACTGGACGATGGCGCGTCTGGCGAGCTTGAACAGCAGATCACCGACAGTGCCGGGCAGAAGAAAACACTCCGCATCCGCTACCGCTCACGCAGGGATGACGAGCAAGAGGATTACCGGACGTGAATCTGACGTTTGAAACATGGCCGATTGACCGGCTCGTCGGATACGCACGCAATCCCCGCAAGAACGACCACGCGGTCGATGATGTAGCGGCAGCGATCCGCGAATTCGGCTTCCGCGTTCCGGTGGTGGCCAAGTCTGACGGAACGGTGGTTGATGGCCATCTGCGATTGAAGGCGGCGAAGAAGCTGGGCCTGACGGAAATCCCGGTCATCCTGGCCGACGACATGACGGATGCACAGATCAAGGCGTTCCGGTTAAGCGTCAACAAGGTGGCAGAGTTCGCGGATTGGGACATCGACCTACTCAAGCTGGAATTCGCAGACCTGAAGGATATGGACTTCGACCTGTCCCTGACCGGCTTCAAGCTGGACGAGATTGCGGACATGCTGGCGGAACCGACCGAGGGCCTGACCGACGAGGACGCGGTGCCAGACGCACCGGAGACGCCCGTCACGGTCCCCGGCGATGTCTGGGTGCTGGGCAGGCACCGGCTGATGTGTGGCGACAGCACGAACGCAGATGACGTGGCCAAGGCGCTGAATGGCGTCCAGCCGCATCTGATGGTGACGGACCCGCCGTATGGCGTGGAGTATGATGCAAGCTGGCGTCCCAAGCTTAACAAAATCAAACCCGGCTTCAGTACCGGAAAGCACGCCGAGGGCGTCGTTATGAACGATGAACGGGCCGACTGGAGCGAGGCATGGGCGCTGTTCCCCGGCGACGTGGCTTACATCTGGCACGCGGGCAACAAGGCGCACATCGTCGCCACCAGCCTGGAAGCCTGCGGACTGGATATCCGGGCGCAGATCATTTGGGCGAAGAACAACATGGTCATCGGCAGGGGCGACTATCACCCCAAGCACGAGCCGTGCTGGTACGCCGTCAGGAAGAACAGGAAGGGTCACTATCGCGGCGGTCGCAAGCAGACAACGGTGTGGAACATCGACAAGCCGATGAAGTCGGAGACGGGACACAGCACGCAGAAGCCCGTTGAGTGCATGAAGCGGCCCATCGAGAACAACTCCAGTCCCGGTCAAGCGATATACGAGCCGTTCAGCGGATCGGGGACCACGATCATCGCCTGCGAGCAGACCGACCGCGCCTGCCACGCCATCGAACTGAACCCGGCATACGTGGATATGGCAATCATCCGCTGGCAGGACTTCACGGGCGAACAGGCTGTGCTGGAAGCCACCGGCGAGACATACGCCGACCTGCATACTTCCCGAGTAGAAAAGGCCATCCCCGATGCCGCGTAGTCATCCAGGACGCCCAGCGCACGAACCGACAGACGCGACACGCCAGACCGTGCAGATGCACACCATGGTCGGCACACCGCAGGAAATCGTTGCTGACGTGCTTGGTATCGACTCGAAAACACTGCGCAAGCATTACCGCGCCGAACTGGACATGTCGAAGGCCAAGGCCAACGCACAGGTATGCGGCACGTTGTTCAAGAAGTGCCTGGCCGGCGACACCACGGCGATGATCTTCTGGCTCAAGACGCAGGCGCAGTGGAAAGAGACCCATGTCGTCGAGCACGGCAATTCGCCTGCGGAATACATGACCGATGCAGAACTCGAACGTATTGCCCGCGCAGGCGGCGACGGAACTGCTACGACGCAGGACAGCCCGTCAAAGCCTGATCGCATTCACTGAGTACACGAAGCCGGATTACGAACCGGCCCCTCATCACAAGCTGATCGCGAACAAGCTGGAAGCCGTCATTCGTGGCGAGATCGACCGGCTGGCCATCTTCATGCCTCCACGGCACGGCAAGTCGGAACTGGCGTCTCGGCGCTTCCCGGCCTTCGCGCTGGGGCAGAACCCGAAGCTGTCCATCATCGGGGCGTCATACAACTCGGACCTGGCCAACGACTTCGGGCGGGAGGTCAGGAACATCGCACGGTCGCCAGAATGCCGGAACGTGTTTCCCAACCTGGATCTGGCGCAGGACAGCACGGCGGCGAACCGCTGGCACACGACAGACGGCGGCGGTTACGTGGCTGCGGGTGTCGGGACGGCCATCACGGGGCGTGGTGCGGACATCTTCCTCATTGATGACCCCATCAAGGACCGGGAAGAGGCGGACAGCGAACGGCGACGGGAAATGATACGGGGCTGGTACGGCTCCACGGCTTACACGCGCCTGTCTGCGAACGGGGCCATGGTCCTGATCCAGACGCGGTGGCACGAAGACGACCTTGCGGGTTACCTGCTGGAAGAAATGCAGCGGGGCGGGGACCAGTGGGACGTGCTGAACCTGCCAGCGATTGACGATGACGGAAAGGCCCTGTGGCCTCAACGGTTCGACCAGAAGCGACTGGCACGGATCAGGGCGGCATTGCCGGTTCGGGACTGGTCTGCGCTCTACCAGCAGTCACCGGCACCGGATGAGGGGCTGTTCTTCAAGCGGGACTGGTTCCGTTGGTATGACGAACCGCCGAAGCATCTGCGGACATACGGGGCGAGCGACTACGCGGTGTCGGAGGGCAAGGGTGACTTCACGGTTCACGGCGTCATGGGCGTTGACGCTGATGACAACCTGTACGTTCTGGACTGGTGGCGGGGCCGCTATTCCCCGGACGTGTGGATCGAGGCGTTCCTTGACCTGATGGACCGCTGGAAGACGCTGAATTGGGCCGAGGAACAAGGGCAGATCATCAAGTCTGTCGGACCCTTCATTGAGAAGCGGCAACGGGAACGGCGGGTCTATGGCGCGCGGGAGCAGTTCGTCAGTACGGCAGACAAGCCAACCCGAGCGCGGTCGTTTCAGGCCCGTGCAGCGATGCGCAAGGTCTACCTACCGAGCAATGCGCCATGGCTGGCGGATCTGATGGCGGAACTGTTGAGTTTCCCGGCTGCAAAGCACGATGACCAGGTGGACGTTCTGAGCCTGTTCGGGCGGATGCTGGATGACCTTGTGTCGGGTGGCCGGGATCGACCGGACACGAAACCGAAGCGGGACCGCTGGGCGCGCCTGCTGGACGATGACATTGATGAATCGGATTGGAGAACGGCATGAAAGACGATGCGCTGTTGTCCATGCTCACGGAGTGGGTTGAGGAAGCGGAAGACGCCACCATCGAACCCCGCAAGCGTTCCGAACTCGACCGGAATTACTATGACGGTGTGCAGTGGACCGATGCCGAGGTCCGCACCCTGAAGCAGCGCGGCCAGCCGGTCACGACCGACAACCGCATCAAGCGCAAGATCGACTATCTCACCGGGTTGGAGAAGATCAAGCGGACGGACCCGAAGGCGTTCCCGCGCAACCCGCAGGATGAAAGCGCATCACAGGCCGCAACGGACGCCCTGCGCTATGTCTGGGATAACCAGAACGGCGACAGCATCAGGTCCGATGTATGGGAGCACATGCTTGTCGAGGGCTTCGGCGGCGCGGCTGTGGAGATCAAGCGGAACCGCAAGGGACGGGTGGAAGTTGCACTACGGCTGATCCCCTGGGACCGGCTGTTCTATGACCCGACCAGCGCACGGCATGACTTCTCCGATGCGCGGTACATGGGTGAAATCGTCTGGATGGACTTCGAGGTCGCCAAGGCGAAGTTCCCGGACAGTGCGCGCGAACTGGAAATGTCGGCAGACCTTCAGGGTCGTGGACAGGGCGAGACATACGACGACAAGCCCCGGTGGATTCACGGTCACAAGCGCAAGCGGGTGAAGATCGTCACATGCTGGTATCGCGACGGCTCGGGCAACTGGTCGTTTGCGCAGTTCACGGCGAACGTACTCATCAAGAACGGCCCGTCACCCTTCATGACGGAGGATGGGACCGCCTGCCCGCTGATCCTGGTATCGGCCTACGTGCAGCGGGACAACGAGCGTCAGGGCGTCGTGCGAGACATGCGCCCGCTTCAGGACGAAGTGAACAAGCGGCGGT